CCATGGCTGAGCGTCAGGGCTTCGACAGCGAGGCGGCACGAAAAGAGGTCGACGCGGAGTGACCTACATCAGCGATAGGGTGGCGAGGTAGAAGGCTGACGATGTCCGGCCCCCTCAAGAATGCCCGTCACGAGCGCTTTTGTCAGGAGCTGGCGAAGGGCAAGTCGCAGTCGGAGGCATACAAACTTGCGGGATACAATTCGACTGGGAATGCAGCTGAGGTCGCCGCTGCGCGCCTGGTCAGGAATGTTCAGGTGTCGGCGCGTCTCGGACAACTGAAGCAAGCGGCTGCGGAGCGAACCGTCGTCACCGTCGAGGGAATCACCCAACGCCTTCTAAAGATTGCGGAAAAAGGCGAAGGCGCGAAGGATGCACCATTGCTGTCGGTCGGCCGCGCCGCGCTCATGGACGCGGCCAAGCTCAACGGCCTGATCATCGATCGCAGCAAGGTCGGCCTCGACCTGTCGGGAGCCACAGACGAAGAACTCGAAGTCCTTGAACGTCTTCTCTCTCGATCCGCAAGAAACGCTTAGGCAGGTCCAGGCGGAGCGCGCTCGCAGGTCCGAGCACGCGGCCGCGTTGGAGTCCGAACGGCTACTCGAAGCGGAGCGCAAGGCCAAACTAGACCACGACGCCGAGAAGGCGCACTGCGGGGCGGACGCGGATGGCATCGTCTACTGGTTCAACAACTATTGCTGGACCTACGACCCTCGCCTGATCGGCAAGCGCGGCGACGATGGCCAGATGCTGAGCCCGTATACCCGTTTCGTGCTGTGGCCCAAGCAGGCCGAATTCATCCACTGGCTGCACGAGCGCGTCGAGGCCAACGAGGAATGGCTGACCGAGAAGAGCCGCGATGCCGGCGTGTCGTACCTGTGTTGCGGCTATGCGCTCAATCGCTGGCTGTTCGCGGAAGGCTTCAAGGCGACGTTCGGCTCGCGCAAGGCTGAATACGTCGATAAGTCCGGACAGCCCGACAGCCTTTTCGAGAAGATCCGTATCATGCTTCGGCGCATGCCGGAGTGGATGGTCCCGGAGAACTTCAACTGGGCGCGCGACAGCTTGTTCATGCGCCTGGTTAATCCGGCGACGGGCGCGATTATCTCCGGCGAAGGCGGCGAGGACATGGGCCGCGGTGGCCGGTCGAGCCTCTACATCGTCGACGAGGCCGCGTTCCTGCAAAATGCCGAGAGCGTCGAGAAGGCGCTCAGCGGCAACACCGATTGCGTGGGATGGGTCAGCTCGGTCAATGGCATGGGCAACCTGTTCGCCCGCAAGCGCCATTCGATTCTCAAGCCTCGCCAGATTTTCCGGCTCCATTGGCGTGACGACCCGCGCAAGACCGACGAATGGGCGCAGGCCAAGGAAGCCAGCCTGTCGGATCCCGCAGCCTGGGCGAGCGAGTACGAGATCGACTACGCGGCATCGCTCGAAGGCGTGTGCATCCCCGCGAAATGGGTCGAGGCAGCTAAGCGGATTGCCGAACTGGAGCCGGACATCCTCACCACCAACCAGCCTGGCGTGGCCGGGCTCGACGTCGGTGCCGGCAAGGCCAAGTCGATCGTCATCAATCGCCGCGGCCCTGTCGTAGACAAGCCCGAATCGCGCGGTGATCCTGACACAATCGGTACCGCGCACTGGGCACTCGACATCGTCACCAAGGCCAAGGCGCAGCGCATGAACTTCGACAGCGTTGGTGTCGGCGTCGGCGTCACATCCGCGCTCAAGCATGGTCCGGAACTGAAGCTGAAGGTCGTTCCGGTGAACACCGGAGACAGCCCCAATGAGAACCGCCGATGGGAAGATGGGCGGACGTCGGTCGAGATGTTCGGCAACCTCAAGGCTGAGCTCTGGTGGCTGGCGCGCGTGGCGTTCCAGCGTACCTATCAGCATGTCCTGCACCTCGAAGGGAAGACGGAGGCCGAGGGCGCGAAGAAGCATCCGCTGTCGGACCTCATCGTCATGCCATCGGGCGACATCGAGAGCGATGCGCTGGCTTCGCAGTTGAGCCTGGTCCGCTACTTCCGCAACGAGCGCGGCAAGATCGTGATCGAGAAGAAGGCGGAGCTTCAGCGGCGCGGCATCAAGTCGCCCGACCATGCGGATGCGTTCGTGTTGACGTTCGACGATCGCGGCAGCGACTACAGCTGGGACAACGTCTAGCGAACCTACATCGGCGCCAATGCTCGCCGTAACGTCGCCGCCATGTCAGGCCGCCTCGTCAACGTCCGCCCGAAGCCGGGCTTCCTGATGGACGGCGCCGGCGAGATCATCCCGGCACGCCAGAACGTGGTCCCGTTCCGCGACCGTTTGACCAACGTCATGTCCGGCATGGGCACGACCGCCGATCGCCGGGTGTACGATCGCTATGCGTTCGTCCCGATCAGCGCGGCGGAAAGCGAAGCCGGATATCGCGACGACTGGCTGTGGCGCAAGATCATCGACGTTCCGGCGCTAGACATGACCCGGGCGTGGCGCGACTGGCAGACGGAGAGCGCGAACATCGAAGCGCTCGAGGCCGAAGAGAAGCGGCTGCAGCTCAAGCACAAATGCAAGCGCGCGCTGATCCTGTCGCGCCTGTACGGCGGCGCGGCGCTGCTGCTGGGCACGAACGATCCCGATCCGTCGCAGCCGCTCAATCCGTCTCGCATCGGCAAGGGCGGCCTCACTTACGTTCATGTATTGTCGCGGCATCAGCTGACGCTCGGCAACCAGCGGCTAGACCCGGCTGATCCGTGGTTCGGCAAGCCCGATTATTTCGAGATCAACACGAGCTCGAAGGATCAGCAGGTGAAGTTGCATCCCTCGCGCATCGTCGAGTTCATCGGACAACCGGTGCCGGAAGGGTCATGGTACGGCAGCGCCGGAATGACGGGCGGGTCTTGGTTCTGGGGCGATCCGCTTGCACAGTCGATCCAGTCGGCGGTGAAGAACGCCAGTCTTGCGCAGGATGGCTTCGCGGCGCTCATCGATCGGGCCGCGGTCGACGTGTTCAAGTTCAAGGATCTGATGAGCGTCGTCGGGACCGAGGATGGCGAAAAGCAGATCAAGGCCCGCGTTGCGTGGACATCGCGCGCCAAGTCGACCCATCGCGCCATGCTGCTCGATGCCCAGGACGAATGGGAACAGGCCCAGATGGTCTGGGCCGGAATTCCGAACGTCATCGATGCGTACACGCTGCTCGTCGCAGGCGCCGCGGATATTCCGATGACGCGTCTGCTCGGTCAGTCGCCGCGCGGCCTGCAATCGACGGGAGACGGCGAGGAGCGCGACTATCAGTCGATGATCAAGGCGCGGCAGGACGAGCTTCTGGCACCGGCGCTCGATCGCATCGACGAGCTGCTGATCCCGTCCGCGCTCGGCAGCCGTCCGAGCGATATCTATTACGAATTCGGCCCGCTGCAGGAGGAAAACGAGAAGGACGGCGCGACCATCGAGTTCCAGCTCAGCCAGGCGGTCAAGAATTATTCCGACACCGGCCTCATTCCCGACATGGCGCTGGCCGCCATCGTCAAGAACCGTTTCATCGAGAGCGGACGCTGGCCCGGGTCCGAAGTTGCGTTTGAGGAAGCGGAAGCCGCAATTGCTGCCGATCCCTCGCTCGATCCCGCGAATGACGATCCTTCGGCGCTGACGCAGCCACCGGTAGAACGCCAGCGCGGCGTTTCGGCTCTCAAGAAGAGCGGCGCGATCACGGCGGACCAGGCGAAGGCGCTTCTCGCCGATGCAGCTCCGCGCTCGCTCTACGTCAGTCGTAAGCTCCTGAACGCCGCTGACGTGATCGCATGGGCCAAGGGTCAGGGTTTCGAAACGACGGTCGCAGCCGACGAGATGCACGTCACGGTGCTCTATTCGCGCACGCCGGTCGATTGGATGGCGATGGGCAATGCGTGGGACGAAGATCAGAACGGCCAACTACGCGTCGCGCCGGGCGGCCCGCGAATGCTCGATCGCTTTGGCAGCGTGGCCGATGCCGTCGTGCTGCTGTTCAATTCATCGTCGCTGAGCTGGCGCCACGAGGACATGATCAGCAAGGGCGCGAGCAGCGATTACGCCGACTACGCGCCGCACGTCACGCTGAGCTATTCGGTCCCGGTTGACTTTGATCTGTCGAACGTCGAACCGTACCAAGGCGCGCTCGTGTTCGGTCCGGAGGTGTTCACCGAGGTCGTGGACGATTGGAAGTCCGGCATCACCGAGGAGTGAGGCGGTGAAGTTCGATCTCGCCGCCATGGCCAAGCGTCCGTCGCGCAAGCCTGTCACGCTCGCCAACATCGCTCCGACAAAAGCGCAGGCCGACGATCTATTCGCACTCTACGCCAGGATGCTCGCGATCTGGACGGCGCGCATTCCGAACGTCATTGCCGAATATAAGCGCACGCTGGAGAAGATGACGACCGACAGCGCGGAAACGACGGCCGGCGAGCTCGATGGCATTGCTGCCGAAATCCAGCGGCTGGTGATCTTGCTGACGCCGGATCTGCGGCAATGGGCCCTTAGGCTCGAGTCGGTCCAACGCGGCAAATGGGTGCGGTCCGTGCTCTCCGCGATCGATGTCGACCTCAACACGGTTTTGACGGCCGGCGATGTGGAGGACACGGTTGGCGCGGCGATCAACTGGAACGTCAGCCTGATCCGTGACGTGAGCGCGCAGCTGCAGCAGAAGATCGCGAACGCCATCTTCGCCGGCTTCCAGCGGCGCGCGCCTGCGGAAGAGATCGCTCGCGAGATCAGGGACGCGGTTGGCATGGCTCGCTCGCGGGCGCTGCGGATTGCCGGTGATCAGACCGTGAAGCTCGGCGCGCGGCTCAATCAGGCTCGGCAGGAGCAGGCTGGGATCACCGAGTTCATCTGGCGGCATTCGGCGAAGAGGCACCCGCGCGAATGGCACCTCGCTCGCAACGGTCGCAAATTCCCTTGGCGCGGCAATTCGATCCCGGCCGACGACATGCCGGGAGTGCCGCCTTTTTGTGGATGCACCGCCCAGGGCGTGGTAAGTTTCGAGGAATGATTGAGCCCTCCGACCTATCCGCCTTTTCTCTGCATCCCGATTCGGATGGTCCGGTCCTTAGAGCTTCGGTCGATGACGCCATCCGGAGAGAAGCCGTTCGGCTCATGGAGAATGTGCGGGCGAAGTCGAACGAGGCCATGCTGCGCGTTCAACTTCGTGAGGATAGGCGGATCGTCGACGCAAACCGTCTCCGCCGCTCGTAGCGCAACTGGATAGCGCACTTGGCTTCGAACCAAGAGGCTGCAGGTTCGAGTCCTGCCGAGCGGGCCAACTGCCCCGTCGTCTAGCGGTAGGACATCGGCCTTTGAAGCCGACAGCCTTGGTTCGAATTCAAGCGGGGCATCCAACGAACCTACAGCCTGACGAGCCGCGCCCGTAATTTCGGGCGCATGGACGTCCTCGAAACGATACTCATCGTCGTTGGCGTAATCGTCGGCGGTGCGATCGTGCTGGCCATCATCGGCGCGGTACTCGCCGTCACCAGCGATGCGTGGAGCCACTGATGCTCTTCGCCGACAAGCTCAGCTTCGACCATCCGCGGAAGACGCAAGACGGGTACATGGTCGTCAGGGCTCGAGCAGCTCGCGCCGGCATCTACGATTACCTCGGTCGCGAGGTCGATCCGGAGGGCAAGACCTTCGCCGCCGACCAGGTGGTCAAAGTCTATCGCCCCGAAGAGGAGGTGTTCGCTCAGGATAGCGTCGCCAGCTTCCTGATGAAGCCGGTCACGAACGATCATCCCGCGCAGCCTGTCACGGCGGCCAACTGGCGCGACCATGCGAAAGGAGTTGTCGGCAAGGCCATGCGCGATGGCGACTTCCTCGCGTTCGACATCGTGCTGATGGACAAGGGCATCATCTCCGACGTCGAGAGCGGTAAGCGCGAGCTTTCGAACGGCTATGCGTCCGTGCTCGATTTCACCGCCGGTCAGACCGAGGATGGCCAGCAGTACGACGCTCGCCAGTCGCAGATTCGCGGAAATCACGTCGCCGTCGTCGACAAGGGCCGAGCGGGTCCGCTGTGCAGGATCGGCGATGCCGCCACGTGCGCCACGCTGCCGGCCGCCGAGCTCATCGAAATTTTGACCGACGAACGAACCTACAGCGACGGTTCGGACGGCCATAAAAACAACGCTGCAAGTTCAGGAGGCGGCCAAGTGGCGACCAAGACGATCACTTTCGACGGACTTCCGCTCGAAGTCACGGACGCGGCCGAGGCGGCGATCGCCAAGCTGCAGGGTCAGATCACCACGCTCACCACCGCGAAGGACGCGGCGGAGACCAAGGTTGGCGAGCTCACCGCCGCCGTCTCGACCAAGGATGGCGAGATCGCCGCGCTCGAGCAGAAGGTGAAGGACGCAGCGGTCAGTCCGGCCCAGCTCGAGAAGCTCGTTGCCGACCGCTCCGCCCTCATCGCGCAGGCGAAGGGCATCGAGCCCAACGTCGCCACGGACGGCAAGACCGAAGCCGAAATCCGCAAGGCCGTCGTGTCGGCCAGGCTCGGCGACAGCGCCAAGGACATGGACGACGCCGCGATCGCCGGCGCGTTCACCGTGCTCGCCAAGGACGTGAAGGTCGATCCGGTGCGCAACGTGCTGTCGGGCGGGATCACTCCGGTCGAAGACGCCAAGGCCGAGTACGCCAAGGCCCGTGACGAAGCGCGCAAGAACCTTTCCGACGCATGGCGCCCGGCCGCGCCTGCGAACGCCGCCTGAGGGAGTCGAGCGAAATGGCAATTACCGTTCAGAGCACTTACCCGACGGCACCCGCTGCTGGCTTCGCCGGCATGGTCGCGAACGGCGAGAAGTCCAACCGGATCAGCCGATCGGTCGAGGACGCTGGCGGCATGGCGTTCGGCGTTGCTGCGTTCCGCGGCAGCGGCGATCATGGCTGCACCGCAACCCCGACGGCCAACAAGTTCCTCGGCATCGTCATCGCCGATGTCGGCCAGGTTCCCGGCCTCGGCGGCACTGCTGACACTCTCGCGCAGTACACGACCGCAAGCCTTCTCAATGAAGGCGTGATCTACGTGAACGCTTCGGTCGCGGTGAACCAGGGCGACGCCGCCTATGTCACCGCTGGCGGCGCGATCACCAACGTCTCGACTTCGAACACCGCCATCCCGGCGCGGTTCGATGGCACCATTGCAAGCGCGGGCATTGTGCCGCTGCGCGTGACTCGCTCGTAAGGGGACTGAAAGATGCCGCGCGACGGACAGATCATCTTCGAGGACGCACAGCAGGCTGGCGGTTTCCTGGTCCCCCAGCTGTACCGCATCCACGGAGCGGTGCTGCAGGCGAAGTACCCGTCTTTCGATTACGCCGGCCTCGTGCCCGTCAACACCGACGGCACGATGTGGGACATCGGAACGCTCGTCTATTCTGGCGATCTCGCGGGCGCCGCTGCCTATATCGGCGGCAAGGCTTTCGACATCCCGAACGCGAGCATCAACTTCGCGCTGGGCCAGAGCCAGTTCCACCTCGCTGGCGCCGGCTACGAGCTGTCGCTGCAGGAAGTGAACCGCGCCGCGCAGATGAATATTCCGCTCGATCAGCGCAAGGCCTCTGCCGCGCGTCTGGTCAGCCAGAAGTTCGTCTATGATCGCGTCATTCGCGGCTCGACCGAGAAGAACACGACCGGCCTCGTCAACAACGCGTCGGTGCCGGCCGCAAACGCTCCGACGGGCGGCTGGGGAACTGCGACGCCCGCGCAGATCCTCGCGGACGTCAACACCGCGCTCAACGACGTCATCACGAACAGCGGCGAGACGGCGATGCCGAACGCCCTGATCCTGCCGACGACCGCGTTCCTGACGGCGAACAACACTCAGGTCACCAACACGAACATGTCGGTGCTGACGTTCCTCAAGCAGAACAACAGCTACACGGCGATGACCGGCCAGGAGCTCGATATCCGCGCCAGCCGCGAGCTTCAGACGGCGGGTTCCGGTTCGTCGCGGCGCATGGTCGCTTACGAGAAGAGCCCCGACAACATGGAGTTCTTCCTGCCGGGCATGTTCGAGTTCCTGCCGCCGTTCGCCATCTCCTCGATGGCGTGGAAGGTCGACGGGATTATGAACGTCGGCCAGCTCGAAATCTATCGCCCGAAGACGGTCTCGTACCGCGACGGGATCTAGGAGGCGTACATGACGAAGGTCACCAACACCGCAGAGGGCCCGCGTGGCGTAGAGACCGACAACGGCACCGTGTTCATCGAACCGGGCCAGACGGTCGACGTCGACATCAAGGAAGGCCACGAGCTCTACGAAGGGCTCGAGAAGGGAGCGGCCGCGGCGAAGAAGGCTGCTGCCGAGGAAGCCGAAGAGGCGAAATAGCCAGCTCTCTCCCCTGAGAGAATGCGGCGGGCCGTCCTTAACCGGGCGGCCCGTTTCGCGTTGAACCTACAGCGCAGCGCGGCCGCGACGTAACTTTCGGCCATGATCACGTGGCCCACGAAAGACCCGGATGCGGTCCTCGATTACACGGCGCACATTCCGCTCGACAGCGGCGACAGCATTGCCAGCGGACAGGCCACGATCACGCGCATTGACGGCACCGTGGTGCTGGTCAGCCAGACGCTCGCCGCCGCTCCGAGTACGACAGACGGCGCTTACGGGCAGGACCTGACCGCCTGGCTATCGGGCGGCGCCGATGGAGAGACATCCGTCTTCCGTATCGCATGGACAACCGCCCTCGGCCGCCAGGACGACGCGATCGTCCTGCTGCCGGTTGCGGCGAACGAGCCGGCCCCACTCGCACTCACCGGCTATGCAAAGCCGAGCGCCGCGGACCTGGTCGCGCGCTATCCCGCTTTCACCGACGTCGATGTGGCGACGATCCGCGCATGGCTGACCGATGCCGAGCGCTACGTCACCACGGCTTGGGGTGAAGGCGACTATGCGGCCGGCTTGATGAGCCTCGCGGCGCACAATCTGACCATGGCAGGCCTCGGCACCGATGCAGCGTCGCTGGCAAGCATCCCGGTTGGCGTCACTCGCATGAAATCCGGTTCGCTCGAGGTCGGCTTTACCGATGCCGCCGCTAATGCCCGGCTCACCGGCGGCTACGGCGCGACGCGCTACGGTGCCGAATATCTCTCGCTTCTGCAGCGCAATCGTGGCGGTCCGCGGGTGGCATCGACCGGCGTTCCGGTGGACTGCATCGTTCCGCTTGAAGGATGGCCGCAATGGGGCTGATGGACGGCTCAATCGCTGCTGCGTTTGCTGGCGTATTTCAGGCCATCTATCTCGACGGCACGCTCTTCCGGCCGGTCGCGTTCGCCGATGACGGCATGGGCGGCGGTTCGGATCAGAGCTTCGGACCCGGTGAGGCGGTCAAGGTGCAGATCGATGCCGCCACCTTCGCCATGCGCGCGAGCGAGGGCTTTATCGAAGGCGACGTGCGGATCCTGATGCTCGCGCATGGCGTCTCCGCTCCGGACACAGATTGCGAGATCGGCGCGGGCGGTGCTCGCTACATGGTGGAGAGTGTCGCGACGGATCCGTGCGGCAGCTATTACGAGCTGCGCGGCCGGAAGAAGTAGCGTGCCCCGCATAACCGGCGACAAGGGCGTCACCATCCGCCTCAACAACATCAGCGAGCAAGCCGTGCGCCGCGTCGGTGCGGCACTGTTCGCGGGCGGCGAGGAGATCAGGGCGGAAGCCAGCCACATGATCACTGAGGGCGCGGTAAGCGGCAAGCACCACGTTCCGAGCGCACCGGGCGATCCTCCGAACGAAGACACCGGCGTCCTTCGCACGCACATCGAGACGACGCAGATCGGCCCGCTCAAGGTCGAAGTCAGCAGCAACGCGCCTTACGCCGCGGCGCTGGAGTTCGGCACGTCGAAGATGCTTCCCCGCCCGTACATGCAGCCCGCGACCGATCGGAAGCGCGATGCCGTCGTGGCGCTGGTGCGTGGGGCTGTCAGCGCCGCCGTCAAAGCCTCGAAGGGCTGACGAACCTACAGGCGGCCCAAGCGCCGCCATATCATCGCCGCGCATCATCCAAGGGGACAACCCATGCTCGGCGTCGCCGCAACGATCGATCTCCATCTCAAGGCCAAGCAGTCAGGAGCAGGCGACCTCGGCACTCCGCAGATGCTGGTCGACGTCCTGAAATCGATGGAATTCACGCCCGGCACCGCGGCCGTCGGCCAGGCGAACATCCTCTTCAGCGACACGCGCACGCTCGCGCCTTCGGCAAGCGAAAGCCTGGACATGGCTGGCGTCCTCGCCGATGCGCTCGGAGCCACCATCGCCGCGGCCGAGATCGTCATGATCTACATCGCCGCCGCGTCCACCAACACCAATGACGTTCAGCTGACCCGCCCGGCATCGAACGGCGTTCCGCTGTTCCTTGCGGCCGGCGACGGCTTTTCGGTGGGCCCGGGCGACTTCTCGCTTCGGACCTATCGCAACGGCATCACGGTTACACCCGGCACCGGTGATCTCGTCACGGTCACCAACGGCGGCGCCGGAACGCCGGTCAGCTACGACATCATCGTCATCGGCCGGACGGTCGCGGCCTGATGGCCTCGCGCTGGATCACCGTTCGGCGGCCATTCGACTTCCGCTGGCCCAGTGGGGCGATCACCGCGTTCACGCCGGCCGACCTTGGCGATCATCTGGTGAAAGCCGAGCTCGCGGACTTCGCGGTCGGCAAAGGACATGCTACAGAGGGGAAGGTCGACGGGTCGTCTCGTTCCCGGAAGGGGGCCGCGAAGAAGCGCCCGTCGACCAGCCGCAGGAAGGGCAAGTCCGCTGGCGAGACCGCCGACAGTCGACCAGACAACCGAGTGGCTGAGCCGGATATGGCTGACGCTGATCGGCCCGCTGGTGGGGTCGCGCTGGATCCTGACTCCGAGCAACGATAATGAGCGCGAGGCCGCTGCAGAGCTTGCGGCTGAGGCAGGTGATCGTTCCGCTCCTGAGGGGCACGACTGACCTCACCGGCATCGGCGATCCTGCTATTGGCGATCGCATCTACGGACGCCGCCAGCCTGATCAGCTGACCTGGCCGTTCGTTCGCGTCACGGTCGCAGACGAAGGCCCGCTGAGGAAAGGAACGCAGGTCCGCGTCACCGTCCACGCCTTCAGCCACACGCAGTTCGATGACGAATGCGAGAGCATGAACTGGACGATCCAGTCGGCGCTCGAGAACGCCGTCCTCGAGCTCGGCGCGAGCACCACGGCCTACATGAGCTGGATCGGCTCTCAGGTGATCCCTGACGCGGCAGAGGCGAGTGCATGGCACGGGGTCAACAGCTTCTCCGCTACCATCGGCTGATGAACCTACAGCCCTATCGGAGCGGCGCGTAAAGTCGCCGCGGTAAGGCCCCTCGCGCAGGCGGCTGGTGCTTTGATGGAGGCTCTTCGATGGCGCAGCCGAAAATCCTACGCGGGACGTACTTCTCGCTGATGCTGGGCGACGGCGGCGGCCCCGAGACGTTCACCGCGCTGTGCGGCATCACTACCCGGACCTTCAATCACACGCGCAACACCAATGACGTCTATACGCGCGATTGCGCTGACCCGGAGAATGTCCCGGTTCGCAACCTCATCATCACCGGCGAGGCGTGGAGCCTGACCGGGACCGGCGTTCTCAATCGCGACAATCTCGATACGATCATCGCGGCCGACGACAATCAGACGCACAACTGGCGCTATCTCTTCACCGAGCCAGCCGGAGATCTCGTGTTCCAGGGCTTCTACGCTGGCCCGGGCATCATCACCGACTTCCAGATCACGGGCGAGGACGCGAATTTCGCGAACATCAGCCTGACGATCAATTCGGACGGCCAGTGGGCATGGAACGCAGTCTAGGTGCTGCTCTGGCTCGCGATTAGCGTCATTCTCGTGATCGCCGGAGCAATCATGCTGATGGCGGGCAGCATGTCCGACGATCCCTATTCTGGCGAGCACGCCGCCGCGACCGGCTTCATCGTCGGCATGTCCGGCGCGGCAAGTCTGTTCGCGTTCCTTGCCACTGTCATCATCAGGGCCATTGGATGAGCTGCAGCACGATCGATCTCGACTTCGGCGACGGCTCCTATACCTTCGCGCTGCCTCTCGCGCAGATCAACGAATTGCAGCGCAAGACGGGCGCCGGCATCGGCGCGATCTATGCTCGAGTGGTCCGCGGTTGCGTGCCCGATCCGAAGGGCCTGCACGGCGAATGGGTGCTCAATCCAGCGACGGCGGAGTTCTACGCATCCGACCTCATCGAAACCGTGCGTCATGCCCTGATTGGCGGCGGCAAGGGCGTCGTTGCCGGTGAAGAGGTCAAGGTGACGCCTGTCATCGCGAACCGCCTGGTCGACACTTACGTGATGGATCAGCCGCTCATCGATGCTTGGAAAGTGGCCGCCACGATCCTCGGCGTCTGCATCCTGGGGTACGATCCGCCAAAAAAAGACGAGCCCCCAAAGACGGGGGCGACTTCGGCAAAGAGGGGCAGGAAGGCTTCTTCGACTACCCCCTAGCGCTTGCCAACTGCGCGAGGATGAACATTCCTCCATCGGAAGCCGGCGCGCTCGACCTCTGGACATATGAAGCGTTGGTGTTTGCCTGGAACGAAGCGCTCACTCGTGACACCGACGATGTCGACGCGCCTGATCCGGAAATCGCGATGCGCGTGCTCGACAAGGCCAACCGGGACGAGCGCCTGATCCACTAGCGTCCCCGCGAACCTACAGGCGCAATTTGCCGCGCCATAGAGTGCGGCCATGCCCGCAAATGCCGATAGCGTCGTCGTCGAGCTGATCGCCAAGAACGACCAGTTCAACGCTGACGTGCGGCAATCGTCGGCCATCTACCAAAAGAGCATGTCCGACATCGAGACGGCGGCGGGCGGCGCTGAGAAGGCGCACGGACGCATGACGCTGGCGATGAATAACAATCGCATCGCCCTGCTCGAGTTCCAGCACGTCGTCAGGGGCAGCAGCGAGCAGCTCGCCCAGGGCGTCCCGCTAACCCAGATCCTCGCTCAGCACATGTCGATGCTCGGCGAGGCGGTTACTCTCGCCGGCGGCACGTTCGGCAAGCTCGGCGCCTTCCTGTCGGGACCATGGGGCATCGCTCTGACGGTCGCGGTGGGCGCCGCGGCGATGCTCATCTCCAAGCACAAGGAACACGCCGACACGCTCGACGATCTCGTGCGCAAGCTGCAGGAGCACCACGACAAGACGGTGCTGAGCCAGCAGGCCGACGACATCTGGGCGCATTCCATCGACGGCGTGATCGACAGCGAGAAGAAGCTCGCCGACGCGATGGAAAACCGGCTGAAAATCCAGAGCGTCGCCGACAAGCAGGCGTTCGCGAGCGCTCAGGCGATCGTCGCGCTTCGGGCGGCTCAGGTCGCGCAGGCGGAAACCAAGTACGACGTCGGTGATCCGCGCCTCGTGAAGGTGCAGCAGGCGTTCCACCAGGCCGTCCGCGACATGATGGACGACATCAATCAGCAGGGTGAGTACGAAGGCGGCGTAATTTCGGACCTGACGAAGAGGTCGCAGGACTGGGCCGACGCGCAGACGGACATCGTTCGCCGCCTGCAGGGATATCATCCGGAGCTCGGCGCCTTCTCGGCTGACATCAACGCCGCGTTCGACGCGATGAAGAAAGCGGTCAGCGACGCCGCCAGCGCGAACGTGCCGTTCGATTCCGTGACAAGGCAGGTCGACGTCCTCAATAACCGGCTTGCCCAGTCGCCGCAGTTCATCAAGGAATATATCGCACAGCTGCGGCAACTCGCCGCCCAGCTCGAAAGCACTGCGGACGCCGCCAAGAACGTCCCCAAGGCGATCAGCGACTTCAAGTCTGGTCTCGCGGGCGCCGAGGGCACTGGACCCAACCGCATGGGCTCATCGGCCGCGGGCTTCGGCCAGTTCATGCCGGCGACGTTCGAGCATTATTTCCGACAGGCCTATCCGTATCAGTCGGGCCTATCGAACCAGGCGATCGACGACCTCCGGAACAACAAGCAGGTCGCCGAAGGCGTGATCAATGTTGCGACAGATGATTACGTGAAAATCCTGCAGCGCGCCGGCCAGCAGATCACTGCGGCGGCGCTTTACACGATGCACATGCTAAGCGCAGGCGACCCCAAGGGAACCGTAGCGTTGCGCCTGCTCAATGCGCCAGCCGGCGCTTCCGCAAGATCAATCGTCGGCGATCGTGCCGTCGCCCAGAACGGCAATATCTTCACCGGGACCGCCGGTGATGCCCGGCGCGCCATTGCAAGGCGCATCGGCGACAGCTCGAGCGCGGTCTCCACCGGCGCGATCGCGATACAGCAATCGCTCGACAAGCTTCAGGAGCAGATGGACGAGCGGCTGGCGGCCAGCCTCGAAAAGGAAAAGGATATCTCGGTCGTCAAGAGCGACCAGCAGCGCATCGCGTCGCAGATGATCCGGGATCAGGACGAGATGACCCGGCGCACCGCTGAGCAGGCCGAAGAGGAGAAGTTGCTCAAGAAGCACCTCGAGGAGGTCGCGGCTCAACTGGACGAGGCGCGGCGCTTCGGCGGCGCGCTAGTCGATGATGTTCTCAACCCGGACAACTGGACCTCATGGGGCAATGTCGCGAAGTCGGTGCTGCACGACATCATGAGCGAGCTGATCCAGATCGCGGCGATCAATCCCCTGAAGAACCTGATCAACGGCAACAACGCGCTGCCGACGCTCAGCGGCGTGCTCGGTTCGCTGTTCGGCAGCGGCTTCGATTCGACCGCCTTCAATCTCGCCGGCCAGGCGGACGCCGCCTATCTCGGCCTTCCGTCCAACTTCTTCGCGTCAGGCCATGCCGAAGGCGGCTACATCAGCGGAGCAGGAAGCGGCACATCGGACAGCATCCCGGCGAGGCTCTCGAATGGCGAATATGTGCTGAGCGCGGCCGCGGTGAAACGAATCGGAGTCTCGACGCTCGACGCGATGAACGACGGCCACGCCCGTCATTTCGCGCAGGGCGGCTTCGTGCGCCCGTCGAACGCCATGGCGGCCTCGCCGATGGGCGCGCTCGGCAGCGGCTTCGTGCTCGTCCAGATCGAGGCGTCGGACTATTTCGACGGGCGCGTCATGCAGGTGACCGGCCCGGTCATCGCGCAGGCTGCGATCGCCTCCACCAATGGCGGCGCCGCGCTCTCCCGGCGCAACCTCTCGCGCGAAGCTCAGCACAGGCTCGAATAGATGATCGACCTTCCCGACCATGGCTATAGCGAGCGCAAGATCAGCCCCGTCGACCCGGGCGGCACGGCAGACGGCGCACTCGGCGGACCGTCCGACTACATCGACCGGCCCGGCTATCGCTACTCGGTCACCTACACGCTGAGGCCGCTTCGATCGCAGGATGACGCTCGCATCTTCGAGACGCTGCTCGAGCAAGCCGCCCGCGATGATGTCAGCTACCCGTTCCCGCTCGACCAGCGGTCGCTTCCCGCCGGCACGCCGCTGGTGAATGGCTCGAATGCGCCCGGCGCGGTCATCAATCTCAAGGGTCTTCAGCCGGGTTTCCAGTTTCGGATCGGACAGCCGTTCGCGGTGATCCTCGCCGACGGGACGGGCTTCATCCATAAGGCGACGGCCGCGACGTCGGTCGGCGACGACGGGCTGGCGAGCGTCCCGGTGTTCCCGCTGACCCGGACCACGTTCGCGGACGGCCTGACAGTCGAGATCGAGCGCCCCCGCATCCGCGGCATCCTTCAGTGGGACGGATCGACGCAGGGCGCCAACGGGGCGCGCCCGTTCAGCTTCACGATCACTGAGAGGCGCTGATCAGATGACGCCGCAGATGATCGCTGCGCTGTCGGCCGGCCGGGCGCTGCTGACCGCGTTCTTCGAGATCGATCTTCCGAGCGGCACGCGGCGCTTGCTCTACGGCAGCACTGAGGTCGCATGGAGCGGAAACACCTGGCTCGGCTACGACCCGACGATCGGCTCGCTCGCGGCGCCTGACGACGTCACTGAGGACATGACCGGGGAAGCGCCGAACACCAGCATCACGCTCATCGTCTCGCCCGATGCCAACCTGGACGACATCGCCGGTGATGCGATCCAACTTTCGCCGCTCAAAATCTGGCTCGTCGCGCTCGAGCTCGACATCAACAAACGACTGCAGGTGGTGCCTGATCCGGAGCTTCTGTTTGACGGCTTCGTCGACCAGGCGACGATCACGCTCGATTCGAAGCGCAACGAGCTCGATTACACGATCATCTCGGCGTTCGATTACTTCTTCGAGGATAGCGAGGGGCAGCGGCTCAACGGTCAATTCCATCAGTCGATCTGGCCGGGCGAGAAGGGTCTCGACAACGTCACCGGCGTCACGAAGAAAATCTACTGGGGCGCCTACGGACCGGCGAGCGCGGGAACGCTGTTCGGCGGCGGCGGCGGACGCGCCGGCCCGGTGCAGGTCTGGATCAGGAACCTGTGATGGATCTCGTCAAGCGCATGCTCGCGACGCAGAAGACCGTCGACACATTCAAAGGCAGGGCATTCAGGGACGGCCGCAGCGATTGCGTCCAGCTGATCCTCGCTCACTCGCGCCACATGGGCCATCCGATCAAGGTGCCGAAATATCGCGACGTAAAAGGCGCGGCCGGTGTGCTGAAAAAGCTCGGCTTCAAGACGCTTGCGGAGGCGATGGACCATCATTTCACGCGCATCGATGTGAGCCGCGTGCTGGCCGGCGATATCGTCGAGATGCCGGGCGCCAACGGCTTCTCTGGGCTGACCGTCTCCGTCGGCAACGGGCGCGTTCTCGGCTTTCACGAAGACATCGAGCATTGCGAAATTCTGCAGCCGCTCCTGATCAGCGGCGTGTGGCGGATCGAAGCGAAGGCTAAGCGTCGCGGCCGCTGACGCACGCTTCAATATTGTTGCGGACACGCGCCCCATAGGCGAGGCCCTCGCGAACTTCGACGGTTGATCCGGCTTCTGTCGGACGGAGCGTCACCAGCACCGCGGTAGTTCCTCCGCCGCCGAACGACAGCTCCGTCGCGCCATCGCCGGGGATGATCGAAGGGGCCGCGATCCAACTGAGATTCCCAGCGAGGCAATGCTGAAGCTCGGCCACTGGCCGGCTGCTGTAATACGTCGCTCGAGGCGTGTGATCGCGCATCTCGCGGATGGTGGTGCTGCACCCGGCCGTAAGCAGCAGCGCCAGGATCAAGATCCGTTTCATCGCCGCCGATTTAAACTTTTCGTGGAGATGGCTCAACCGGGTGCGAACCTACAGCCGCCGGGGACCGCCCAATAATCTGCCGCACGCATGTCCAAGGTGGTAAAAATCGCGGCTATCGTCGTTGGCGTGGTGGCCATGGCGATCCCGGTCGTAGGTCAGATCGTCGGCACCGCCACACTTGCGGCCGCGCTCGGCGTCAGCGTCGGAACGCTCGCCACCATCGCCACCGTCGCATCGGTCACAGCGACCGTGCTCGGCGTCGTCGCAGGAGTCCTGACGAAACCTCCAAAGCTCAAGAGCGATATCGCTGGCCAGCAGCTCGAATGGTCCGCCGATCCGTCCGCAGGCGAGCCATATGCGCTCGGCGACACGATGATCGGCGCCTCGATCGTGCATCAGGCGAGCTGGGGGACGAAGAACAAGAACCTCGGCATCATCGGCGCGCTCAGCATCTGCACGATCTTCGCCTATGACGGCCTCTATGCCGACATGACGCAGGTGAGCTTCAGTTCGACCACACACAACGCGATCGGCTACTTCCACGACCATCTCTACCTGAACACGCAACTCGGCGCGACGCCGGAGGCTGCGGCGCTCACCATGACCGCGCCGGATGCGACCGCGATGCCCGATTGGGGTGCGGCCTATAAGACGTCCGGCATCGCGACGGCGGGCATGATCCTTGTCGCCGATATCGACAATGGGAAGATCTATTCGGGAGGGACGCCGAAGCTCACCAATCGGGTTCGTGGCGTGCTCGCCTATGACCCACGCGCGGATTCGACGCAGCCGGGCGGCAGCGGGGCTCAGCGCGCACTCACCGAGAGCACTTATGCCTATTCGGACAATCCGTGGGTGCACGCCGCCACCTACGCACTCGGCCGCTGGCAGAGTGGCAAGAAGGTGATCGGGCCCGGCCTCGCGCCGGCTCAAATCGACTTCGCGTCCTACATGGAAGCGGCCAGCGTTGCCGACGCGAACGGCTGGAAAATCTCCGGCCTCATTTATTCGAGCGACGGTAAGTGGGACGTGCTGAAAGCGATGGCACAGGCCGGTGGCGGCTTCCCGATGCCTGCCCAGGCTCGTCTGTCGTGTCTCGTCAATGCGCCCAAGGTCAGCATCGCGACGATCACCGAGGCTGACGTGAAGGGCGCGGTGACGGCGCCGCAAATGCTGATCCGCCGCGACCGGCTCAATGGAGCCATCCCGCGCATCCGCACCTCGGACCATGGCTGGGAAGTGACGCCGCTGGTGGCGGTCAGGAACGCGACATATCTCGCGGCGGACGGCGGCAACGAAAAGACCCGAGAGGTCGATCTTCCGCTGGTTTCCGACAACGGGAACGGCGCCGGAAAGAACCAGGCCGCGCAGCTCGCCGCCTACGCCGTAGCGAACAGTCGCGAGCGCACCGGCATCTCGGTCGAGCTCGGCTATCAGTGGTCGCAGTATAAGCCGGGCGATTGCCTAACGCTCGACCTGCCGGGCGCGCGGCTGAGCAATCAGAAGTGCATCGTCATCGGCCGCACGATCAACGTCGCGAAGAATACGATCACGCTGCAGTTCCAGACCGAGGACGATGCGAAGCATACGTGGGCGCTTGGCGTCACCGGCACTGCCAACACGCCGCCGACGATCGCGCAGGCACCAGGGACCGGCGACACGAATACCAATGTCCTCGGCATTGATGATCCGCCTCAGCGCCTCAGCTTCAAGTACGATTATACGGGAGCTCCGCAGACCAACGAGTTTTCGCGCGACCTGACCTTCAAGCTCTACAACTCGGCCGGCCAGATCACTGACGGGATCACTTGGACCTATCAGGTGCTGACCGGAACGGTGAACGGCTTCACCAGCGCATCAGCGGCACAGTCGATGGCAGGCATCGGAACCGGGACGCTGACCGTCTCTAGCCTCGGCACGAGCGAGGCAAAGGTGCAGGTCACGGCCTCGATCAACGGCAGCTCATATGTGAAAACGGTCACGCTGTCGCAGGACATGTCCCTAGCGCCGGTCGGTGCGAGCGGTGCGACAACGCTCGCGTCGAAAACCAGCGGTTTCGCGAGCATCAACTCGACGACGTTCATTGACGATACCGGCGCGATCGCTGGCACCGTGCCGTCAGGGAAGACCGCGGCGACGGTTGCCGTCACGCTCGATTTCACGCCGAACGTGGGAATCAGCGGGGCCTGGACTGTCGAGGTCAAGGTGATGCGCGACATCTCCGGCACACCGACTCAGATCGGCACGACGCAAAGCAACTCCTCGGATTGGGATGACGTCGATAAGACGCTGACGCCCGCGAGCTTCGCCTTCTCGATTGCGGACACGGGCCTGACGGCCGGCACGACCTACGACTGGCGCGTTTACGCTCGCCTCACCAGCGGCTCGCGCACGCACAGCGTCACTGGCACGGTGACCGTCACCGCCTGAGGTGCTTGAACCTACAGCGCGAGAGGCGCGGGCCGTATCGTTCCGGCATGTCGGAAGCCATCAGGATCGACCTCATCGCCGACCGGACGCTGGTGTTTATCCAGTCGCTGATCTTTCTTGGTCAGGACTTCACCGGCGGCACCTTCGGCATGAAAATCAGGACGACGCCGGATGCGTCCGGATCGCCGATCGCCTACCTCCTGACCGTCACCGACGATAGCGAGGGCATCGAGCTTCGCTATGCCGGCACGGACACCATCGCCAACCAGATCGCGGCCGGACGCCTGACGCTCGACGTCTACAATCTCATCAACCCGGCGACGCGAACGAACTACCTTTCGACCGACAGCGTCATCCTGAGTGAAATCAGGATCCTGATCGGCGGCCCAACCATGAGCGCCATGCCAGCCGCGCCTGAGAAGGGCGACGATGTCGTGCTCGCCTACGACCTCACCATTACGCCGGTCGGCACGGTCAAGGCCAAGTACGCCTACGGCGACTTCACGGTCCGCGGAACGGTGACGCAATGACCGGTGACCTTTCCTCGAGCGGGGCCGGCGCATGTTCATAAGCCGGAACATCGTCATTCCCGACAACGGGAGGCGGATCATCCTGGTCCAGTCGAACGGTCGTGTGGCCGTGTTTCGGCGTCATGGGCCTGATCCGGTCGCGCCGCCGACATCAACGTCACTCGATTTCTCGGACTCAACGAACAGCGGCCTGCTCGCATTGCTGGAGGACATTTGAAATGAGCACGATCAACGTCAAAGACGCCACTGGCGCGACGGTTGCGGTGCAGGCGCCACTGGCGCCCGGGCGGGCCGCGGCGGCAGCCTCTCGTCCGGTGGTGCTGTCGACCGAAGATCTGGCCGCAATCAGCGACGCCAGCACTGAGAAGCCGGTCAGCGTGCACACGCCCGCGGATGTCATCAGCTTCACGCCGACGCTGGACACGGTCGCCTATGCGTCGGGCGATGTGCTGTTCGCGACGGCGGCGATCGCGGGCATCACGCGCGCCAATGACCTTCGCGCAGTGCTGATGTCGCTGACCGCGATCGACAAGTCCAAGAACAAGCCGGCGTTCACGCTCTACTTCTACCAGACGAACGTCACCTCGGCCGCCGCGAATGCCGCCAACAATCTGAGCGACGCCGACGCGGTCAACTGCCTCGGCTTCGTCGACGTGGCCTCGACCGACTGGAAGGACCTGGCGAACAACAGCTTCGCGTGCCTCAAGGGCATCAACCTGCTGCTCGAGGCTGCAACCGGCACGACCAGCGTCTATGTCGTCGGCATCCTCAATGCCGGCACGCCGACGTTCGCCAACGGCGACCTGGTGCTGAAGCTCGGGGTGGTGCAGGCCTGATGTTCGCGGGGCTGATGCGGTCCTCGCTGCTGCACGGCGTTAGCCGTGCCGCGCTGCAGCTTCCTGCTGTCACGACCGCCCTCGCGATGGGCATGAACACGAACTTCTCGGGCTACGGATACAACCAGCACACCTTCCACGATCTCGTGATCGGCCAGACGATCACATATTGGGATACGACGCTCAACAGCGGCGCTGGGGGATGGGTCAGCGAGGTTCCCGCCGCCTATCTCGACGCGAACGGCTGGCCGACCTCGATGCCGCCGAACGCGGCTTATTTCAGCCTGCTATGCATGGTCCCCGACACGTCGGGACCGTACAAGCTCACGTGGGACGATCCGAACGGCAAGTTCGTGCTCGTCCAGACGGGCGGCGCGACCGGCGTCACGCAATCCGGCAATTCGATCACCTTCACGT